AAAGTTTTCTGCCTGTTGAGGCCCAGTTAAAAGTTCTTTGGTCATCAGCTAATTGAATTAAATTATTTTCAACAGCTTTTATACCTAAGTTTCTAATACTTATATTTTCATCATTTGCTAATTCTAAGAACAACGGAGGGTTGTTTTTAGCAAATAATAATAAATCTCTTTTAAGCTCCTTAGAAGTCATCTTAGATACCTCATTTCCTAATTCTGACCTTAATATTGCCTCTGAGTGGTCAATATCTAATGTTTGAGCTAAATTCATTGCCTCTAATTCATATTCAAGAATATCTAAATCTTCTTCAGCAATTTTTTCGGGATTATACTCTTTAAATTTAACACCATTGTCAGGGTGTAATTCAAGAAACTTTTGTAATGTTTGTTTTTCTTTTTCAACAAAAAGTTGGCCATTCCTAAATGCAATATGCTTTAATCTTTGAACGCCTTTCATTTCATCTTCAAATATTGTTTTTTGGTTTTCACAATATTTGATTTCTCTTTCATATCCTAATTCCTTATCATACCAAAGAATATTTTTACTTTTTAGCATATAAACAATAGGTGTTTCTTGTATAGTTAATTCGTATAATTTATCTTTTATTTTTAAATTCTTTATTTTTGATGGAGGTACCATTGCTGGTTTTTCAGCAGCCATCACTGCTTTTTCTTTTTTTGCCATAATATAATATAATAAAAATGTTAAAATAAAGGTATTGGGTGCCGAAGCACCCGTTACCCTTAATAAATATTAGTCATCAAATCTAACGAAGTTGTTAGCAGCTTGAACTACTAAACATCTTTCAGATAGATAATGTACTTCCATTTTGTCTAAGTCAGAACTAGTAGGTCCACCAACTGATCCAGTAACCCAAGTTTTGAGTTTTCTGTCATCAGCTTCTGAAGCTCTATATCTAACATGTAAGAATGGTCTTCTTACGTTTTTACCTAATTGCTGATCATATACAGATGATGTTCCAGCTGGAACTAATACACCTTTTAAACCACCAATATTACCTCTTGTAGATTTATCGTTAAGATATTTCCAATCAGTTTTGTAGAATTCATAACCACCTCTTTGGAATCCGTTGAAACCTAAGTTTAACGCCATGTCAGAAGAATTATTGAATGCTCCAAAAGATAAACCACCTGTATTATGAGGGTTTAATCCCGCAAGTAGATCATCAATTTGTAAATTTGAAGCTCTGTTAATGAATAACATGTTTTCAGAAATAGAACCTTGCTCATCTAATTTAGCAATTAAATCATCAAAGTCGTTAATGTCTGGTGTGCCATCAAATAAATCTGCACTAACCATACCTCTATTACCAATAGCAGATAATAAACCTTCTGATCCAGCAACACCTACTTCAGAGTTTGCAGTAGCTGTATTTGCATCAACAGCAGCTTTTTCAGCTTCTACCATTGCCATTTCTAAATAATCTTCAAATCTCTTAGTTGTGTCTCCTTGAGATTTTAAATACCATAAATATCCACCTTGTCCAGATTCTCCAGATACTTCTATCCAACCGATCTGAGCTGTGTCAGAACCGTTGATTTCGAAATGATCTTTAATAATCATTGGAGAATTAGAAAGTGATAAAAATTTAGGCTCAATAGAACCATTCATTTTACCAGTTCCTTTTCCAAATTCAGAACCATAAACAAAGAATTTTATTGCTTGATTGTCAGTAGTTGCAATACCAGATAAATCGTCTACGTTTTGTGCACCGTAAGGCTTAATATCTAATTTTGCACCAGTTGTATAGCCTGCAGTTTCTGATTCTATACCTTGACTAACAATTGCTTTAAATACAACGTTATTCACAACTGCTACTATAGTGGCACCTTTTCTTACCGCTGAAGCAACTGATGAACCGCTGTCAATATCTGTAATCGTGTCAACTAATCCAGTAACAGGATTAATTTCTCCGTTATATGCTAAGTGTAATCTACCTTGCTCAGACCAAATAACTTGATCAGATGCCATAGGCATTTCAGCACCTAACATTTGTATGAATCCAGAAATTGATCTGTCTCCATATTTTTCTACTTCTGCCTCATATAA